TGAAAGTACTCCATTTTTATTTCTAACGTCTGTTCCAAATGTTAGTCCAGCATCTACTAGTGGATCGATTGTCCATGATGCAACATTGTCTTCTGCTAGTAGGTCTCCAGCTATACCAGAAACTATTGCTTTAGCCGTTGATGACCCTGCGTAAATCCAATTTTTTATTTTTGTAGTGCCTTGAGAATTTCTAGCCTTATCAGCATAGTCTCCCGCTTCTTGCATTTTTACACCCTTATATTCATTTACCCTGTCTGATGCCCAATTTGTGTCTTCTTCATATCCGTCCCAGTGGCATTGTCCAGGCAATAAACATACATTAGGATTTGACGATATTAAAAATGGATGGTTTTTTGTTATTGAACCTCTACTATCTAATGCACCTACTCCAACCCTTCTTCTGTCTACTAGGTGTGGCATTAAATCTTTAGTTGCATCGTATATTTTATTCCATGAAGTCTCGTTTCCTGATACATCTTGAATTAGGTCTTCAGACTTTCCAGTACAACATGGTTCAGTTCCTGTTCCAGATGTTTGTCCATCTGTGCTTTGAGAAGATATTTCCGGAATAAGGGCCCTGTTTATTATGTGTTCCTCAAAATAATCCCAAGTTATATAGTAGGATAATTCCTCATTATAGCTTTCAGTATCTAAATCTTTTTCTTTTTCGTCTTCAGTTATTTCTTTATCAAATTTAGCTGGAAACCCTGCAAAGGCAGTGCCTCCATCTAGGCCTGGTACTTCGAAAGCTTCTCCTGCTACCTGTTCTTGATATAAAAATACCATCATAGCATAACTATTTGGAAACAATTCTTCTGCTTTTTCTGTTTCTTCCTCTTCCTCTTTTTGGTCATCTGAATCTTTGCATCCATTAGCTATAGATGTGGAATTTACAGGGGTAGACATCAAAACACTACCCATAGACATAATATCTACTGAGCAGTCAAACCCTCCAACATTATTAACGCTCCAACTAAAATTTGAAATCTTTCCTTTTAGTGCATCATAATTAAATCTAGAAGAAAGTTGGAGCTCTTTAACCTTTTGTGCAAATTTACATTGTCCACCTAGCATATCATCAAAACTTAATCCTGCAGTATTTCTAGTCCCGTCACTTTTTGTTGACCATCCCCATTCAAGAACTACATATGTTCCTAACGACATATATAGTGGTTCAATATATTTTATCTGTTCCATTGACCAAACCTTGAATTCAACAGTTGCCTTTCTTAATGCCCCTGCTGTTCCTTGGTCCTTTATTGTTGCATTAGTAATACCTGGTTTAGGCTCTGACCTATTTTCTAGATCGTAAGAATTTTGAAGTGAAGTTAAATTACCACTAAAAAGCTGTTTTCTTTCTCTAAGCTTTCTATCGCCATTTACCTGTACATTTGACGTCATCTTTATCCAAGGCATTCTACCGTGAGTCCAGTCAGTATATTCATCAGGTATTCTAGTTGCCCTGTTGAATAACTCTTCTATGACCCCTCTTGGCCAAGCTCTATTAAAAAATGAAGGTGCGCCTGACATTTATACTATTCTTCTTTCCCTTACTAATTGATTATATTCTTCTATTATTTTGTCTGTTTGCTGTGGTATTCTTAATTGCATTCCAATTGGAACACTCATTGTTCCTTTTCCAATATTATTTGCCTCTGCTATTATCCACCATAACGTAACATCTTGATAAAACTCCATTGCCATATTATCTAATCTATCACCAACCCTAGACCTAACATACAAGTCATCTGAACGCCTTTCTATTTTTGGATATATTATTGTTCCATATACGGTTCTTAAGTTCTTATCTTTTTTCTTTCTATTTAATTCATATCTTTTCATAACTTACTCCTATTCTTGTGGTGAATATATTCCAGCCGGTTCAAAGTCTCTTGATACTGCTCCAAAATAATTTGCTCCTCTAGAGTATATTGATTGAACAACATCGTCTCCTGATTTATTATCTGCAAATAGTATTTTTCCACCAATAGATAAATCTAAGTAAAATGGTAATTGTCTTCCTTCATCTATATCCCATGGAGATTGGTCATTTGGAGCCAAGTCAAACTTGTCTACAATTAATGGTGTGTCTATAAACCAATCACCTATAGTTATTTTTAATAATGGCGCAACTGGTAATCCTCCCTTGTATTCTGGAGAAATTAACTGCATAAATCTGTTTAATCTTTTGTAATTAGCTATTAGTTCATTCTTTGTTCCAGCAGCCATTTTTAAGTCAAATCCTATTTCCCTTCCCATAGACTCAAATAAATACAATGGAGAAGTTCTACCAACATAAGTCACCTCTTGCCAACTAGGTGATATATTATCGGATAGTCCTGTCATGTAGGCTCTAAATTGTAATTGTTCTGCCTCTTCTCCAGCCGGTGTAGCCGTTGAAAACTTTACCCTAATTAAATCATCAAATGCTGGCTTATATTCTGGATTTTCTGGATCTGTCATATCAACAGAAGCATCTTCTAAACCTAAATTATTTGTTACGTCTCCTCTTTGAGGTAATCCACCACCGTCTGGGTCGAATTGCGTACCATAATCTCCCTTAAACCTAGAAACTCTATCTTTTCCTCCCCATGGAGCTCCTTCTCCATTATCACCACCGTTTGGCCTATGGAAGTTTTGATTTTCATCGGAAGTTAGTAGTTCTCTGAAGTCCATTAGTTTTTGCGTAGTTCTTTCTACAGGTATAAGGCCATAAGTTAATGTTTGGTATCTTCTTATTCTTTGGTTTTGAGACACAAGTAAATTTGAATTAGAAGTTACGTCTGCTCCTGCACCTCTTAGTTCTGCAAGGTCATCTGGTGAGTTTATACCATCATTATCTTCAATTGAAAATCTCTGGGTTAGTGGAGATTGGTATGGTCCTCCTGAACCAACTTCAGTTTCGCCTTCTGCTTCTGGGTCTGGTTCTTCAGGTTGGTTTTGAAAGTCACCGAGCATTTCGTCATATAATCCTACACCAACCTTATCAGTGTATTTTGTATGTCTATTCCATTGCCTACGTCCTTTTAATAGCCCTTCGTTTTCAAAATTAAAATCACCCATCACATCATGTAATTCTTCATTATCTGTTACGAATGTTTCCTGATCAGGCTTTTTTATTCCTGCTTCTTCATGACCTAATTGTCTTATTGCCTGTCTAGATTTGTAAGGATTTGTATCTGCAAGGTCAGTCATTCTGTCATATGCATCACTATTTGAATCTGCATCAGACCTAAAATTATCTTTACCTGAGACATTTCCACCATATTGGTCGCTGTATTTGTCTCCATCGTTTGACGTATTATATACTCTTGCAAAAGAAGGGTTTTGAGTTATCCTATCTCCTTGTTCCTGTTTGAATATTACATCCTGTCCTCCAGAGGTTAGGTATTTTGAATCACTAAAGGTTCCTCCTGTTTCTTCATGTTGTCCTATTCCTACACCAGCAGAAGACCTATATATAGTAGTACCACCAATTCCGTATACTGAATGTGGTCCTAAAAAGTTTTTATCTGATAGACGTGTTATCTTTACCTTAGACATTCCTCTAACAGCAGCAGGCAATTTACTTACTAGTTTTCTTTTTAACCCATCCTTAAGACCGTCAGCTGAAGGTATATTAGAAAGAGATTGATTACCACCATCACTACTATCTTTTTCAAAAGCAAATAAACCTGACTGCATATCTGTTGCTAGATAAACTAATCTTGATTCACTTCTTTTATTACCAGCACCCATTGGAGTACCTGTATCTAAATCTGGTAATTTTGGTACGTCTCCAGTAACGTCACTCATATCTGGAACGTCTAATCCTGCCTCTTCTGCAGCTGCTTTAGCTCCTCCACCTCCACCAGAACCAAATGAGGCATAAACATTATCCTCATATCTGGCATTTTTAGGTAAAGTACCGTTTAATGGTCCCAATCCATGTCGTATTAAATGAATACCAACAGCGTTTGTTAGTGTTTGAGCTAAAGTAGATAATCCTAAAGGATATACTCTATTTGCCCCTAAACCTAATATCTTATCCATTTGTACTTTAGGATTAGTTAATTGTTGTCCTACACTTTTTGCTATAAACAATAGCCCTTTTGGACTTATTAAAAATTTACCTATTCTTAAAGCATCTATTAGTGAACGATTTATTGCAGTACCTACTCCACCTCTAATAAGGTCTATTCCAAATTTAGGTCCTGGTCCATCACTAAATAAACTCCAATTTTTTCCTATATCTCTTAGTATAAATGGCTGATCTGTTGCATTACCAAAAGAATGGAAATTTGAAGATTCTTTTCTTAGGTCTGTTTCTCCCTTTCCTGGTATTCTTGTGTATAAACTATCAACCTTCTTCTTAAAGTCTCCACTATCAAATTGAGATTTTTTTGCAGATATATTTAAGTCTCCTCCAGGACCTGTTCCTCCTGCTACCCTATATTGTTGTCCTTGACCATCATTAGTTCCTGCTGTATTAGGACGTACGTCATTAAATGTATTTAAGTAATTTTCAGTATTAAATTGATAACTTCCACCGCTACCTGCTTTTCCAGGATAAGTATATGTCTCACCAGATATATCAATAAAACCACTTGCATCTTTATGCCTTTGAGCTGTGGTAAAACCGCTTTGTGCTATATCATCTTGATTATTTAATCCAAAAGGAGGTCTTCCACCAACCTTATCATTATATTGCATTCTAGTCCAGGTTGAAGTATTTCCTGCGTTAACGGTTGCCATTTTATATTGCATTGTACCTGGATTACCAGTTACGCCTGTATAATCTGTTGGGCCTAAGTGGTTCTTATTTGTTATAAATCCTATTGCATCTATATCTGCTATACCATTATGTATTTTTTGTACAGAATTAAGAACTCCAGGACTGCTAAATTCAGTTCCACTAATTCCAGTATATAAAGAATTAGGATAAGTTTGATTTGGAGAAAATCCTTCGTGATGAGGAGATTTTCCATCAACAAATTTTAGTTGAGTTGAAGTTCTAGGACTATTAAAGTCTTGTCCACTAATACCAGTAAATTGTGTAGACTGCATTTCTTTTGTAAAACCTGTTGCATCTATATCTGGAGTACTATTTACTATAGATAATTCAGGGGTTGTAAAACCTGGAACAAAACCAAAAGCAGAAACAGTTGTACCTATAAATGCTGGACTAAACGTAAATGATGTAGCATCTATTCCTATTTTTTCAGGACTAGCTGGTAAAGGAAATACTTCAGCAGTAGTTTTTTCTGGGGATGCACCAAATGGAATTGGTTCTTGAGTTGTTTTTGCCCGTGAAGCGCCAAATGGAATTGGTTCTTGAGCAGTTTTTTCAGGAGTTGCTCCAAATGGAATTGGTTCCTGAGTAGTTTTTTGTGCAGTTGTTGCAAGTGGACTAATATCTTGTGTAGATTTTTCCGGTGTTGGACCAAAAGAACTAGGGTCTTGAACCATTTGCGCTAATTTTGAAATTGGAGTCTTATCTGTATTTGTATCTACATTAGGACTTGTAAAATCAAATTGTCCAGGAGCAGGACCAATATTAGAAAATTCACTACCATTCTTACTGTAGAATGCTGCTAAATCTACTGTTTCAAACTTACTTATTTTTGGTGATTCAGCCATATTATGCTCCTACAGGTCCTTTACCAAGGTGAAGAACTTCTCCAACCTTTCTTCCATCTAAGTTAATAGTACCGCCAGATTTAACTGCCGAAATTAGTTCATCCAATTTAGCCATCATCATAGCATTGCCCATCATACTACCTTTACCTCCACCGCCTTCACTTTCTTCTTCATTTTCTGCTGCTTCTAAATCTGCTTCGGCTGTTTTAAGACTACCAAGTAACCCTAATTTTTCCAATGCAAATAAAGTAGGTAATAGTGGAGTAATCAAGGCTAAACCAACAGCCATTGGAATGAATCCTACACCAAGAGCCGCAAAGCCCATTCCTAATTGAGCCAACACCATTCCCATTCCTGTTAGAGGTTCGAGTAGTGTTGCCAATATGGTTAAAGGTTCTATCATCATTGTTATTGCAGTCGCAAACATCATAAACATAGGCACCATTGGGCCTAATAATAACATTCCTATTGCTAGTGGAATAATTCCTACTCCTAGTGCAGCTATTCCTGCTCCACCCATTAATAGTCCTTCGCCTAATTCTGCCAATGGAGCCAAAGCTTCTGACATAGCAAGCAATGATTCTGCTCCTCCTGCTGCAGTAAACAATAAGAATCCAATAGATGCCGCTCCTAACGCTAATCCCATAGCTATTAAGGCTGGAGCCATTAAGAACATTGCAGGTATTGCAGGATACATCATCATCATTCCTATTGCAAGTTGAGGTAGCATAGGAATCAGTAATAAGAAATTAGGTATAGCTTCACTTACAACTTTCAAAGCGTGAGCTAAAACATACATGGCACTTGCGACTATTAACATTGCTGCAGCACCAGCTATAATTGCAGCTGCCCCTACACCTGACATCATTATTGCCCCTAGTAGAGCTACTGCTCCGACCAGAGCTAACATTGATACAACAGCCATACCAACAGCTTCCCAACTAACTTTCATAAATTCCTGTACAGCCTTTGCAAATACAAATACAGCAGCGGCAACTATAATCATTGCAGCTGCACCTTGTATTGCTTTTTTCATATCCATTTTGCCAATATTATCCATAACACCACCTTTAGCTCCAGGACCGCCTCCTTTAGTGTCTGGCATGGAAGGTGCCTTTGCTTTTGGCAGATCTGGTTTAGCAGCTCCACCGAATTTTTCTTTATTTACCTTAAACCTCATATCTGGTTTACCGGCTTTGGTTAGTGGTCCAGCTCCTGCTCCCGTTAACTTACTTAGGCCAGGTATCATTCCTCCTAGTTTTTTACCTATACCACTTAACAGTCCTCCTACAGGTTTTAACATTGAACCCCACCCACCAAAACTACTAGCTATAGTGGCTGCCATAGTTGCGTGTTCTCCTAGAAAAGATAATGTTCTAACGTACCATGGGTCTTGTAATGATTGTTCGTCAGTAATCTTTTTTACCGCATCTGCGCCTTCATCCGTTATATCATTTATTTTTCCTTGGTTTTCCAATATATTAACTAATTCTTCAGTAGTCATACCTAAAGCCGCGGCAAGAGCGTCTTGTTTTATCATACTCATATCTTGGAAATCAGCTAATGAACCGGCCTGTTTTGTTATTTCTTTTGTAAACTCCATCATGTTTCCAGAGTTATATGCTTGTCTAGCTGCATTAAGGTTTAATTCTCTACCTATAAGTACGCTTGCTTCCATTTCAGCCTGTAAAGATGATTCTACGTCAAGCATTCCTTTACCTGCAGCTAGAAGTGAACCAAACTCAACATTTAATTTCTTTGTTGCAATTGCTGCCTTAGTCATTTCTTCAAAACCTCTTTTACCAAACCTAGAAAATTGTTCAGTATTATCTGCAACAACTGCCATTAGTTGACCTGGAGCAAGATTGTTTACTTCTGCCATTCCTTTTAAGAATTGTGCGGCCTCTTCTGCTGATGTGCCAGTACTTTCTTCCATTTCGTTTAAGTTTTTAACAAATTTGGCTGCCGTATCTGAACCTAAACCAAATCTATCGGCTAATAACGTTACCTGTTTTACATTTTCACGATTCACCTCTGAAAGCTGGAATCCTTTGTTAAGCATGGCTTTTTGAGCATTTACAACGTCTTCAGCAGCTATTCCCATACCAGTAAATTCAAGAGCAATAAGTTTTGACTGTGCTGTCATTTCTGTAGCAAAGCCCATACTAGTTCCCATTTCGTTTGCAAATTCTCTAGTAAGTTTTACTTGGTCTAACAACCATTTTCCAGCAGTAAATATTAACAGTTGAGGATTACTAAACAGTCCAATATAGTCAGAAATTTTATTCTTCATATCATCAACAGCTTGTTGTTGCGCATTCATCCTTTCTTGTTGTTTACCTAGAATATCTCTATATTCTATTCCTAAGGCATTTTTTTCTGATAGTTTAACATTTAGTTCTTTTGCCTTATCTACTTGGTCCTGCATTAGGTTTAGAATTTCGTCCTCTTCTGCTTTTTGTTCTATTTTTTTAGCTAGTATTTCTTCTTCTGAAGCATTTAATTCTTCAAGGGCAACTAATTCATCTTGGTGAGTTTGAGCCATTTCTGTTAAAATTTGGTCTTGACTTTCCATTAAGCCACCAATATCTATATTACTATCAACTACGTCAGTTAACATTTGTGCATCTAGTGATATTAGTGAAGATACGGATTGGCCAACGGCTAATCTGCCTTTATCTAATGCTGCTTGAGCTAATTTGGCCTGTGTTTCGGTTACAGAATAATCACTAAGTGCTGCGGCATTTAGTATACTTTCCTCTTGCTGTTTAGCAAAGTCACCCATAATCTTAGTTAAACTATGACCCGCCTGTTCTATTTCTCTTTGGTAGTTTGCCTGTTCCTTAGCGGCATCTGTGGCAGCTTGTAGGTTATCGAGTATCTCTGAGTAGTTGTTATTTATTGTGTCTAAGGCTTTTTCTGCAGCCTGGAGAGATTTTAGATAGTCTTTGGCTTCTTTTTTACGTTTATCAGCAAAAGAGTCATACTTTTGAGACATAGTATCCACCTTGGCTTGATTTGACTGAACAATCTTACCATATTCTTTTGCTTGAGCGTTTAACGCCTGTTGGTCTTTTGCTGTAAACTTTTTAGCCATAGCTTATCTACTAACTATATTTCTTTAACATTTTTTCATATGATGACTGGTATTTATCTGCAGCAGGAGAGTCAGATTGCATTAAATCCTGCATTTCTTTAGTATTCAAGAACTTTTTTATAGCCCTTTTCTTGGCACCTGCTTGCATTTTACTTAGTAACCCATTAAGTAATTTAACCAAAACGTTATCTTCTTTGATTATTTTTTGTACCTCTTCAGAAACTATATTTTTAATTTTTTGTTTGCTGTTTTTTGACATGTGTCATCTCCTAACGTTTATATTATTACGTATATAAATATCAGAATATTGGGGTTTTTTATCGTCTTCTAGTAGGCATTCTTGGAGCTTTTGATTTACTTTTTGCCTTGTCCATTTCTTCTTGCTCTTTCTTCTTTACATCATGAAGTCTTTTCAAGTAATATCTTCTCAGATGGACAGGCATTTCGTATAACGCATCCCAGGTGAATCCCCCATTGGAATGATACGCTATATCAAATAGCGAGTTGTGCAGAATGGGTCTGTAATCAGACCCTAGGCCAAAAAAACTGAACGGACATTGGCATTTTAACAGTGTACTCTTCACCATCGTCTTCGCCAAAGAATGTGTAATCTAAATCTATATCAGGAGATACGTCATTGATATACTCTCTGAAAGCTAAAGAATCTCTAGAAAGAAATTCATTATCAACAAATTTAGAAATAGCTAATCTGTCGTATTCTCCATCAACAGATACAATCATATATTTTAATCTAGTACTCAACTCTGGGTTAACACCGTTTATTTTTCGTCTAGATTTTTTTGCAGCTTTAATTTCATCTTGAATTTTCTTTTCATCTCCGTGAGTTAAAAGCTTAAATTCTATAGTTCTTTTAGAGGCAGGAAGCTTATATTCAAACTTATTTTCTCCACTACTATATAGAGATTCGTTAAATTCTTTAGCTTCAAATTGAGTTAAGTCGATAACCTCTTTTTGTTTTTCTCCACTAGATGGATTTTGTAATTCTACCTCATACTGCTTTCCATAAGCTAGTACCCTTGCTGCAATCATAACAGCATTTTTATCACCTACAAGTAGGTCATTGTAATTTATAGGACTAACTATTAAATTTCTCAATAATACATCAATAACAGTACCATTTTTTATTAGGTTTTGAGAAGTAAGAATATCCTCCTCTTTTGCAGTCATATATTTTATTTCTATAGTACCTTCTGAAAGAACGCTATCCTTTGGATATAACATTCCTTTTGATGGTAAAGGTATAATTTCTGTTGGAAATTTTCTTTCCGATTGTGATTGTTTTTTAACTTCAGGCGCTGCATCTTGAATAACTTGATTCTTTAATTCTTCGTCTGATAATCTTTGTTTATTTCCAGGATAATCCGGGTTTACTTCTTTTGACATAACTCTATCTCCATTAGTGTTTTATTCGTAACATATATAAATATATATTTCCTGCAAAAAACAATAAAAAATCCCAAACTATTTGTAAGGGATTTCTTAAAATTATATAATAAATTATACTATTAGTACTGTAGTATCCAGTAATCGCATTGGATAGTTACGGTAATTTCATTAGCAGCTGCTGTTTGCGTCCAGTCAATAGCTCCAAAATCTGCTGCAGTAATCATTGCACCTTTACCTGTCCATTCTTCTACTTTATCACCTACAGGACCAAGTACGTTGATTGTTACGTCTTTCTTATAGAAGTCTGCGTAACCATCTCTACCTGTTACTGATTCGTGGTGTAAACGTACCCATTCCATTACAGCTTGCGCACCTGAAGGTACAATTGGGTCATATAATACTAAATCAATTGTTTCCCATGTGGTTTTACCCTTCACGTATCTTGATACATTCATATGTTGTAATTCTAATGCTTCAGTTGCTAATTTTGGTCTAGCAGCTGTACGTATTAGATATGCTGGTATACCATCAACGTAGAATATAAATCTATTTTGCTGTTTTGGCTCAAAGGCCGTGAACATTATTTCATTTGGATCGACTAGATTTGCCATGTTTTATTTCTCCTCTTATATATAAATATCATCTTCGCTAAATTTTATTCTTCGAATGATGCACCAGTTCTCATAATGTTAAAGTCTATTATGATAAATTCAGCAGCTTTTGCAGGCTGTAAGAATATTTCACCGACCATTTGATTTCTGTCTACAACATCTGGAGTATTATTTGATTCATCCATAATAACTTTGAATGCATATAATCCTTGTTGTTGCTGTACAGTTTCAAGATATGGATTAACAATGTTTAAGAATCTATTTCTTGTTGCTGTAGTGTTATTTTCGAATACTAAGTATTTTGTAGAAGAAGCTATAAATTTCTTAAGTTTAATTAACAGTCTTCTTACGTTAATTCTGTCTAATGCGGATGGTTTAGTTTGTAAAGTTTTTTGACCCCAAACACATACACCTGTACTAGGGAATACTGCAATTGGATTAACTTTAGCTTCATATAAATCATCTCTTTCTGCGTGAGTTAATCTTGTGTATACATCTAATACCTGACCTAAACTACCTCTGTTTAATCCTGCAGGAGCAAACCATGGGAAGGCAACTTTATCATTGTACGAGTATACTCCAGGTATTACAACCGAAGGCGGTACCCATACAAATCTATTAACTGTTGCATCAAGTATTTTAACCCAAGGATAATATTGAGCAGCATAATTAGTGTCATATATTGCAGCTTGTGATGTTGCTGCTAGAACGTTGTCTCCATTTAATGAGTTAACACCATCAAATATGTAGAAACAATCACCTCTATCTTCACATACTGTAATTACTTTATCTACAATATTAGATGCATTTTGAGAAAGTACACCTGGAAGAACTATAAGGTTAATATCTATTTCATCTGGATTAGTTACCGTATCTAAAGCTTTTTTGTACGCCTTGTAACCTGCAGCTGTAGTACTTGCAAAACTCATTCCAAATGTGTTTGTACTTGATAAGTCTTTTCCAACGTTTACTGGAGTAGCTGGATTAACACCATCAAATCCACCTTGGAAAGCTAAACTAAATCTTTTCTTATGTAGTGTACTGTCTAAGTTTATTTCACCACCTTCATTTCCATCAGTACAGTTAGATAATAAGAATGTTGAGTTGAAACCAACATTACCAGTATCACTAATTGGAGCTAGATAGTTTATCATACCATTATTAAGGACTGTCTCGTTAAAGTTAAATCCAAAGTATGTAGTTGTATTAGTAGCACTACTTCTAGACGTTACTAATGCAGCCTGAGGGTATGCGCCATATCCATCATCTCCAACCGATTGAGCTTGTACAAATGGAGATAAGTAAGCTTCGTGACCGAATGGTACTAAAGCCTCAGAGTAAACTGCATTTCTAACATTTTCATGTACTTCTACTCTAATATATTTAGAAAGATTGTTGTAATCACCTGCAACAATTAACTTTCCGTTAGCATCATAATATTTGTATTTATCTCCAATACGTCTAGCTATATAGTTAGGCGAAGCTGGATCTAAGCTTATGTTTGCGAATGATTCCATCGCAACAACTTTGTTGTCCGTGTCATCAAATTTTCTAACAACAACTGTAAAACTTCCATAATCTAAACCAGTGATACTTCCAGCCTTTTTGATAGACAATATACTAACTTTACAGTGAGTATTTGAAGTATTACCATGAGATAAAGTGTGGAACTTAAATAATGGAGAGTTTGTTGTTCCTATAGTTTGAGATACTACCCAAGGAGTAGCACCCGCTGCATATTCTTTACCAGTAGTAGTTGTATTTGTACTAGTTGCAGTTGCAGCTGAGAAATTAACAGAGTTAAGTGATGCAGACGCTTTAGTGAAGCAATATCCACCACCATCATTATTAGCTGACGCTCCATAAGATTGAGAGTTAAATATTGAATACATGTATGCATCTTCCATATTAGCAGCTGTTCTACTTGCCTCTGGTATATGAATACCAGGACCAGAAGCTAATTGGTTTGGCCAATAACAAGAATTTGTTTTGTCATATGACCAAGTTACTGAAGTAGCACCTTTGAATGTAGCTAATTTCATTGTTCCAGTTCCAGTTAATGTACTATCAAGAGCTGTTGCAACTCCAACTTGAGCTTCACCACCACCTAAAGTAGTAAGTGCTGCACCATATCCATTATGTAAGCAGTTTGTTGGTGCACCGGCAGATGAACCAGATTGAACTGTATAAGTATTTCCTGCTATACCAATAGCTGAAGCCGTTATCTGAACCATAGTATCATCTACATTTGCAGTTACGAATGTTCCAGCATGAGTGTTTATTTCAGCGGCTAAAGTTATAGCAGTAGCTGCCATGCTTGAACCAGTTAAAAAGTAAAATGGACCATAAGTATTAGTACCGTCAGCTGGCACTGTACCACCAGCGGCTATAAATCTATATTCATTATTTCCACCATCACCAATTTGAATTTCATAATTATTCTGTACACCGGCACCGTCTCCGTCTGCATCTTCAGGCATTGTAAATGCACCTGAAGCGTATGCACCTCCAGTAGGGGCACCAAATGTTATTGCTGTTTCTTCTTGAGTTGCAAGAAGGGCTGATGCGTGTATAACACCTAATAGGAATCCATCAGTTGTTGCGTTGTAAGAAGAACCAGATGGTCCACATGATGAACCTGAAGCAGTTAAAAATACTTGGTTATCTAATGAGTATCCGTCCAATCCTAGGACTCTTACAATAGTAACGCTTCCTGCACTTCTAATATATTGTTTTACTGTGTACGGTACGTATGTACCTGCTGTACTTGACCCAAATTGTAATTCAAAGTCCGCCATGGAACGAACTACAACCGGTTCAAATGCTCTACCTCTTTCGGTTCTACCAATAATTGCCGCACCAATTTCACCAATTCCTACTGGTAAAAATGATAGGTCATTTTCTTGTGTAAAAACGCCAGGACTAACTATTCTTTCAGCCATGTTTTATTTCTCCTCTATTGTGATTATATAGATTGTTCTATCCACTATTTATCTATATATAAATATACAGGAATAGTCCAAAATTTATTCTGATGGGGTAAATATTCCTGTTTCTATATCTAAAGAACCCTTTCCATATTTTTCAGTTAAACTCTTTGCAAATTCAACCTCTGTGTTTCTATTATCTGTGAAAGCAGATTCTAAATTATCTTTTTCTTTTGTTAAACTTTGCAATTCAAAATGTACCTGTCCCATCCTTAATGTTATATTGTCATAATTTTGTTTAATCGCCGTAATTGTCTCCAATTCTTCTTGAGTAAACTTTTGTACTGTATTGCTCTCTTGTTGTTTTGATTCAGCTTTTTCTTCTCTATGTTTTTCTAATTTTTGCTGAATGTCTTGGCTTATTACCATGTCATAACCTCCTAAGTTTTAAGTTAAAAATTATTATCTATTTCCGTGGCCCTTTAATATATCTAATTTGGGTATCATGCCACTTGCTTTATATTCACCCTCATTGTAATAACTAGTTTTATTAGCTAATCCTGAATCTTCTATGTATTTTTTGGTTTGTAATCCTAATGCCTGGTTTAAGGAATCAAGATTTCCATATACACCATTACCCATAATTACCCTTGCTACACCATAAGACTTCTTATTAAACTGCGTCATATCTTTTTGTAAGTTATCAGGTATTATATATCCATTCATTTCAAGACTAAATGTTGCTCTTACACCTCTATCTGCACCCTGTTCTAAATCGTTTGCTAAGTCAAATGAAGTCATAGTTGCCAAAAACTTAAAGTAATTATCTTTGCCCCAATACGAATTTGCTGCATAATTTATATCTTCTAATATTTTATTTTGGTGTCCTATAAATTCTGTGACCAATATAAGTTCATAACTTAGTTTTACGTAATCTGGAATAACTATATTATATGCTTCTACACTTGGATTTCTACCAACTAAAGCGTTAAAGTTATCATATCTATTTTTAGGGTTATATCTTTTTGTAGCAGTATAATAAAGGTTTGGATTGTTTGCGTCTAATTTTGTAAAACCTTCTACCCTTTCAATTCCAGTTCTTTTATACATTAAAATTGGATATTGTATCTTACCAGTCTTATCTCTAAATACTCCACTTTTTTGTACAGATTTCCATCTTTCTGGAGAACCATACACTATAGGTACTCTAACTTCTTTATCGTTTTCTCTAACTCTAGGCTGAATAACGTTTTCGAAGTAATAGTAAATTGCTTCATCTATATCATATAAACCTACGTTAATTTCTTTTACATTATCTACTCGCTTTAATTGAGAGGCTCTATTTTTAGATATGGCTTTTCCTGCAGAATCAATCACACTCTTTCCATCTCTAGTAGATTGCATTTGATTTTCTACTACCTGTAAAGTTTCTGGTCTATTTCTGTATGCTTGTGCCATTATTCATTATATAGGCCGTATGAGTAGCCTTCTCTTATATTTTCAAATTGTACTTTACTTTTTCTAGTTTGGTGTGTTTGGCATATAATTGAAAAAGAATTACCAAAATCGTCTCTTTGGCCTGAAGTATATCCTAAATCTGTGTCAGGAGTTTTTCCAACTATTAGCTGGTTTTCATTTGTAGCATCTATTTCCCAATATATATTATTCCACCAAATAACGTCTCCAACCTCTAATACAACATTTGCTGCTGGAGTTCCTATACTTCCTGTAGGTAATAAATCATCTCTTAGGAATGCAAACGTTGCAGACTGATTTACATCTGGTCCAAATTCACTAGAGTCCCAGGTTTGGTCATCATGAGTTATTAAGCAATTAACCCTAACACCTTTTTTGTATATCTTATTTATTGCTTCTCCATACAGGTTATCATTGACATCATAGACAGAAGTTTTGAAAATATCTACTTCTGTATCTACCAAGTCATTTATTAGTTCTCTGTTAAGAGTTCTAAATAGACTTATATCTCTTTGTCCACCAAATAATGCCATTTAATTACCCTATATAGATTCCGTAAGGAATTTTATTCATTGTATCACCCATAAATTCAGCTTCTTCTTTTTGTCTTTCTAAAAGATTTCTTCTAGATGAAGCTTCTAAATCTTCTCTTAATTGTGTTATTAAGTTTTCTTTTTCTCCTGCTGCCTCACTTCTTAAAGTATCTCCATCTAGATTTACTTCTGATCCTGGTATAGGTAAAGAAGAATATTTACTTCTAATGTTTCCTAGTAATTCTTTTGCCAGTGCTAAAGTATATTTTCTAATCCACTGCTTTCCTGGGTCGTTTATATTTTGATACAACATGTTATCGTAAGTTGCGTTTGAAAAGTCAGATATAGTATTTGCAACAGTACCATTTTTCATTGCATTATTTCTATCTGCAACCTTTACGTACTCAATCCACATTGTGAAATCACTTGATGGGTCAGGAAATATCCTAAGCCTATCATTTCGTAATTCAAAACTATATGCAGATTTTCTTATAGTATCATTAAATTCTATGGCTTGAACCCTTAATAAATCATCATACATTGGCATCATTAAAAAGTTTACTGCTGGACTATAATTTCCAAAACCAAATCCATCTAGTAATTGGTCGCTTCCATATCCTGTTCCTACATAAGGGTCAAAATATTTTGTCATCGCAGGAGAACCTTCATAAAATACTCTTTTAACTTCTATATTATCTGTTCCAGCCGTACCTGATTCTAATGATAAAATATTAGAGTCTGTTAAATCATATATTTGCTTAGATTGCGAAACTTGAATAGAAGCGCTATAATAAGTAGTATCACCACCACTACCGGCCTCAGTACCATAGCTATTTGCTATTGTTATTAGTCTACCATGAGTTGGTGTTATTTCTCTATGCGTATGGTCACTTCCAGTTGCCGTACCTTTTAAGGTTAGAAGATTTTCTTTTATATTATAGTAATTTACCTGTGAACTATATTCTGTTACCGCTTCTTCAAAACATGCAAAAAAGTTTATTGCTTGTAATTCAATATCAACTATTGGATAACCAAGTCTTTTTGCACACCATTCAGAAGTTTTTTCTATATCACCCTGAAAAGTATTATCAGAATCATATATCCCAAAAGGAGTATCTCCTGGGAAAAACGATGATGAACCGGGCCAAATTGGAATTTTTACTGCCATATTTTTATCTCTACCTTTCTATATATAAATATAGAAAACTGCGCAAATAGAATAGCGCTTCTTAACATTTTTAACATTATTATACAGATACTTTGACGAATGGACCGTCTCTCCATAACCTACCCGCAACACCTGGGTCAGAAGTTGGTAGATTTGTAAAATTTATTTCTGAGCCTTCTACAGTAATATTATCTGTTATTAAAGCGGTTCCTACTACATGTAATTTTGTACTTGGTGTTGATGTTCCTATACCAACACCCGTAGTATTCAATCTTAGAAGGTGATTATTACTATTATCAACTTTCATTTGGATAAAATCACCGCTTTCATCACCAGTAATACTAACTCTACCAACATTGCCGTCTAAAGTAGCAAAAAATATTCCTTTGGAATTATCTAATCTAATATCACCACCAGCTATATCTAATTTTTTTTGCGGGGATGTTGTTCCTATACCAATTGAACCATCATCAAGTATACTCAAAGCAGGGTTTACGGTATCAGATGATATATCAAATCTATCTACGTCATCCCTAACCTTTATTTGAAAATGACTTTGACCAGTAGAACCAGCTTCAAATGCTACATTTAGGTCATTGTCAGTTGTGGTTTCAAATTTAACGTCGTATGAAGGAGTTTGTCCACTTGGTCCTGCTGCTGATATTAGTAATCCACTACCAGATATTACTCCACCTGCATCTATATCTCCACTTGCAGTAAGATTTCCACTAATAACTGCTCCAGTATTACTTGTGATAAGACCTGGAGGGCCAACTGGACCAGCAATGCCATTTTCTGAAACAGTAACTGTTGTTGATTCTACTGGAGAAATAGTGGTTGTAGTTGGACATGAGCTATTTTCGGTAACTTGTACAGAACTTCCTTTTTCTGTTATCGTTACCGTATTAGTAGTTGATGTGTTTACGGTAGTAGACATAATTAAACCGTCACTTCTTTACTTAGCTTAACTTTACCCTCTAATAATCTAGTTACATGGCTTCCAGATACCATTTCTAAATCATATTTTGCTTCATTAAATGTAAAAGCAGAAGACGTAGCGGCAGATATGTATATTCCAATGCTTCCTGAGGTTAGTGGGTTTGTTCCATTTGCGCCATAAAGATTTAATCCTGTCCCATCTGATTCAGTTACATTTGTTAATGTTGCATATAGTGTTCCAGAACTTCCATAATCAGAACGTATCTGCATTCGTGCAGAATAAACTGTTAAATCAACCCTTGAACCAGCCGAATCTGTCCATATAATTTCAAAATCTGTTGTTGCTCCTTGCTCTATTGTAAAAGAGTATTTTCCTGCGGCCATAGGTATTCCCTGTAATGCTAATTAGTTATTTTTATATAAATATCAGGATTATTTAGTAAGTTTATGGTTTTTATAGTAGTTTAATATATCTTCCAAGATTGGGTGTCTGTGGTTAGATAATAATTCTATAGTATGTAAACCTTCAACCTCTTTAACACCTCTTAAGAATCCTAGTCCACTATCCCCGTTCTTTTTTAAGTCTACTTGGTCGGTGTCTCCACAAAACATCATTTTACTATTTAGTCCTATTCTCTGTAGAATCATAAGCGTTTGCTCGTGGTCTAAGTTTTGACATTCATCAACTATTACACAACTATTTAAGAAAGTTCTACCTCTCATATATGATACAGGCACAATTTCAATCTGTCCTTTTGTTATCATTTGCTCTACCCTTTCTTTTCTGAGTAGTTGGTACATATTACCGTATATTGGAGCTACCCATGGAGACATTTTTTCTTCCATGTTTCCAGGTAAATGACCAAGGTCTTCTTTACTAATAGTTGGTCTAGTAATGATAATTTTAGTGTATCTTTTTTCTAGTAATCCATGAAGAGCAATTTGACACGCTAAAAGAGTTTTTCCTGAGCCTGCCTTTCCTAGTATTATTGAGACATCATTTTCTAGAATTTTTGCCTTTGCAATTTTTTGTTCTTCATTTAATGATAATAAGAACCTATAACCTTTCTTATTATTCTTTTTTCCGTTTACAAAATCTTTTGCCATAATAACCTCCGATTCTTTACTATAAATATCAAAGGCATAAAAAAAGAGGCCAATTTCTTGGCCCCTTTAATTAAAAATATAATCCTATATTTAGATTACACTCTGTCTAAACCTGCAACATAGATTTTACCATAGAATTCTGGACGAACCATTTTCTTAGCGTATCTAGTCATTACACCTTTTCTAGGCGTAAAGTTAGTTGGGTCATAAACAAGTGGAGTCATGATTAACGGAATATACGGCGCGTAAACAGCTCCAGTTTCAAGGAATTGGTTTCCTCTAAATCCTAACAAGATAGTGTTTTCTTTCATGTAAGGGTTTTTGTAAACTGTAAATCTGTTAGCTAATGCACCAGTTTTCTTAACACCCATCGCGAATGACATTTGATTTCCATCAGTATCACTTGAGTATCCTGGGATAGACTCGATAATTGTAGCGATATCCGGTCCACATACGATAAAGTTTGCACCACCTCTAAGAGTTTTTTGGTGAATCTTATTCGAAACTTTTTGTATTTTAGTACCTAAAGTTTGGAACCAAGAGAATTGAGTGTAAGCTTCTGCAGCAGTTGGAGCCGCGAAGTTGCTGTTTGCTGAGTCATAAACTTCACCAAGAGCTGCTGACCAGTAGTCAGTAGTATTAGCACCAGTTAATAACATGTCTAAGATTTCTAAATCAATTTCCATTGAAATGTATTCAGATAACATAGAAGTTAATTCAGCTTCAGCGTCGATTGAATGATAAGCATTCAAGTCTTGAGCGAACTCAGGAGACCATGCAGCTTTCAGTTTACGAGTTTTCGCAACAATCGCTTCACTTCTTAATTCTACATCAACTTGTGGAATCTCGATGTCTTGAGCAGCTAAAGTACCATCTGGGTCACCAGTGAACTCAAAGTCAGCTCTGTTATCAGCAGTAGTTGCTTTCGGGAATAATACATTAGCTGCACCAATAACAGCGTTATCTAATGCAGTTACTCTTACGAAAATTACAACACCACCATCTGATTCGTAAGCATACTCACCTAAAGTAGCATCAGCGAACTGAGTGTTTGGATCTGAGTCATTACTATATAATACTCTAGAGTTAGAAACGAATATAGCACCTGCTGCAGTAGTATCTACTTCATGAGTACCATCAGTAATTGTTCCTGCGTTGTAAGTAAGCTTCTTAATTAACCCACTAGCGATAGATGCTGATAAATCAGTGTTAAATCCTACGTCTTGCCAAGATGCTGAAGCCTCAGAGTCTGCAGTAATTGATCCATTACCTGGAGCTAAAGAGTATCCGAATTTACCAGCGCCATAAAGACCACCAGCAGCTTCAAGATTTGAACCAGAAGTATTACCCATAATATCGTTACCTTGAACGAATGGAGTAGGGTATCCAGCTGCATTCTCTAAAGTATCTCCATATTTGAAGTCTAAGAAGAACACAAGTCCAGATGGAAGGTTCATTGGTTGAACAGATACAAAGTCTTTTGCAGCGATTTCACCAAATACTCTACGTACTAGAGGAAGTGCTACACCTGACCATTGTTCTTTGTTCGCAGTACCGTTAGAAGTTGAAGAAGCCTCATCGATTAACTGACGAGCTTGGTTTTCTAAAAGAACAGCCATACCACTTTTGTCGTATTCAGTGTCTATTCCTTCAAGAAGACCAGTCTTATTCCACTTACTAACTAGACCACGAGTTTGCGCTAGTTGGTTTGCGTGAGCATTACCAGCGCTGTCTAATAAGTTTGAAATGTTTTTTGACATTTATTTTCTCCTAAAATTTTTTGTTATAGCAATCCTGCTAATTTTTTCATTCTACTATTGAATTGGTTTGCCTCAACTATTACAGCTTTTGCTGGTTTTGTTGATTTTGAAACTTTAGATGCTAAACCTTCTCTTAAAGATGATTTTTTTGTTGCACCAGTACTAAGTGATTCAGCTAATGTAGAGAATACTAATTTTACTTCTCTTACGTTTGCAGCTCTATCAAATGTTTCAATCACTCTCATTTTTTGACCTTCAGTCAAGTTATGCGAACGGAATAATTTGTTAGAGAATAACAATTTAGCGTTTAATAAGTTAACTTCATTGATAGTACCCTTCAAAGACTTAATAGTAGCATAAGCTTCTTCTAATTCTTTTTCAGTTTCAGTTTTAGTTTCCTCATCTTCCTCTTCTTTTAATTCTGATGCTGTTTCATCTTCATCATCTTCTTCTTTCAAAGATTTGATAATTTCTTCTAAGTCAAGTTCTTCATCTTCAGCAACTTCGTCGTCTTCAGTTTCTGAAACTTCATCATCTTCTGTTTCTGACACTTCGTCGTCTTCAGTTTCTGAAACTTCATCTTCATCCTCGTCTTCCATTGCCATTTCAGCAGTACCTTCTTCGTCTTCAGCTTCCAATTCTTTAATAATTTCTGCAAGTTCAGCATCTAATTCAGAATCCTCTTCTTCAGCAACTTCTTCTTCATCTTCAGTTTCAGTTACCTCGTCTTCGTCTTCTTCCTCTTTATACATTTCTGCAGTACTTTCTTCCTCATCTTCATTCTCTGTTAACTTGTCAACG